ATTCGTAATATCGAACGTGATGTGGTTAATGTTAACAATAACACCAACTCAGCTTTAACGGCTGCCAATGGTAAAAACTCTATTTTTTTCGGACCAACTGAACCAGTCCCACCACTCCGAGTAGGAGATTTATGGTACCGACCAAACGGCGAACACACAGAACTCTGGACGTGGGATGGCAACGGCTGGGCATTTGTCATGTCAACCGCACCAAGCGAAGTGATACTAAACAAAATTGAGGACTTAGAAACAGAATCAGAGAATATGCGTCTTGAAACAGAACGAGCATTAGAAAGTGCGAGGCGGGACTGTGAGGATTTAGCAAGCGAAGCTATGTATGCTTTTCAAAATCTTTTGTATCAACCGTTGGAGAAAGAGGTTTACAGTTTTAAACATAAAGCATTTAGCTCCATAAAATAAAAAGTTTCCTACTAAGATGAAAAGTAAGAAAAGGGAAAAACTTATTCTTAACTTTCATGTTAATAGGAAAGCCCAAGTGCTGCAACACGAGGGCTAGATCATTTAGCAAATATCAAAAGAAAGGGAGTGACACATATGAAGTATGCGGTATTCTGACCCATCTAAACACTCTGGCAGGAGATAATCAAATAAGGTAAAAAACAAGTTTCCAAACTTTTAATATGTCCAATTATATCATATGCAAAATATAAAATTCAATGCGCATGTTGAAGAAATCGGATAGAATCAAATAATCATGCATCTGTGAGATGCGAAAAAAAGGAGGCCACAAAGATGGCAATAAAAATAAATTTAGAATCAGTAAAAATCCCCGTAGAAATCGGAGATTTAAAGTTTGAGATCGATGTAATGGATGAGAAGTATGAAACTTTCATTAGTAACTTTAATATCTTCCTTGAAAAAATAGAATCATTCGATGGAGAGAAATCAGAAGATATTGAATTACTGAAAACTATGGTTTCAGAAGTTTATGATGAATTGCTTGGAATCGGTTCGTATGATCAAGTTTATGCGAAGATGCCAAACATCGCATTTGTCACAAGTGTTTTAGTTAATATTGTAACACAACTTGTTGAGGAGATGGATAATCGCATTGCCGCAAAATTAAAGTCAAAAATTACGCAGAAGAGATCTACAAAAAAGAAGTAAAAGAGGTTTTTTTGAAAATTGATTGGAAATGAATACCATTTTAGAACTCTACAATGGCTTTCTGTTTGAATCAAATAAGAACGTTAAATAGGCATCACATGAGCTTTAATCTCTTTGCTACTCTCAGCGACAAGCACCTAAGTGATCTATTGAATTCTAAGTTTTTATAATCCAAATTTTTCAAAAATATCATCAGCTGAATCTTTCTGTTCTTTAAAAGGCTCTTCATGTAACAAAGGCTTTCCATCTGCTCCAAGTAATGGTGTTATTGTAGGAAAATGGGAACCACCACTTGTTGAGTGTAAATAAAGAACGCCTGTTTCACTATCTTTAAGCACGGTATGATTCTGAAAGAAAGAGGCTCCATTTATTCTGGATGGCTCTTCAAAATAAACAATTTCAAATCTATTTTCTGACATAAAAATCACCTCAATATAAAATTTACAAAAATAAAACGAAAGGAAGTATGAAAATGAAACAAAAATTCACAATATGTGTTGATATTAATCCACGAGATGTATCATCGTCATTAAAGGATATTTTAGCACAGTTCAATGAACTTGTAAATATAACCAGTGGAATAAATGGATCAATTCAACAAATAAATAATTCCTTGCAAAGCGCAGGGAATGCGACAGGTAATTGGCGTACTAATATAGCAACATTATTACAAAGTTTGACATTAATGAACATGAAAGTAGGGGATAATAAATCTGCTTTGGATTTATTAACCGTACAACTCAAAACAAGCATCGGTGCTTTAAAAGCCAAAATAACCGCAACAAAAGCATTTATCGCAGTTAAAAAACTCTTTGCAACAGCAATAGCTGTATCAATAATTAAAATAGGTTTGATGAGAGATAGCCTTTTAACATTAAACGCCGCACTTATAAAAACAAAAACTGGGAAAATTGCAGTTAAAGCAGTAACAACATTATGGAAAGCAATTAAATTACTTTTTATTCCAATAATCGGACTTGCCAAGATAGCTGTGGCAGCTTTCAACGCAATACTTAAAGCGAATCCTATTGGAGCATTGATAGCAGGTGTTGCATTGGCTGTTGTCGCAATAGTCGGATTAGTCAATTGGCTCAACCGTGGAACGGACGCAGGAGCTGAGTTCGAGAGTCAAAACGAACAGTCTCGTGAGGCGATGGAAGCATTAAATGATAGTATCGAAAGCAATCGTCGTGCACATGAAGATGGTTTACGCAGTATCGAAGCTACCAGACGAGTGAATGATGGTCTGATTGGAAGTCTTAAAGACCTTCATACGCAAGGTGATTTAGATGTGGCCCAGCGTGCACGTATTCGACATAGTGTAGAACAATTGAATGATAGCATGGAGGGATTAAACTTAGTCATTGACGAAGAAACGGGATTACTCACTGAGTCGAGCCAAATGTTACTAGAACAAGCAGGACTTTATAATGAAGTTAATGCAGCACGCTCAGAGGCCGAACTTATTCTTAATCGTATGAATGATGCCAATGAGAAGTATATTGAAGCTGGTATGGAGCTTGAACTTCTTGAAATGCGACGTTATCGTATTCTTAATGATGAGAATATCAGCAACAGAGAGCGTCGTCGCTTATTAAGCGATTTGGATGACCAAGTAGAAGAACTTACTCAAACGCAAGAGTACTTATCTCAAAGTATCTATGATTTGGGATACATGCACTCTAATGTTTACAATGGAATGACTGATCAAGCTTATGAATTTGCAGAGGCACAGGAAATGATTGCTATGGCAACAGAAGAAAGTGTAGAACGTCAGAAATTATCTTTTGAAGATTTATCAAGTGCGCAACAAGATGTGGTAACTCAATTAAATCGTACATTCAATAATCATGTAGATCAATTACGAGGTGCAAATGGAAAAATCAGAGAAAACAATGATTTTACAGCTGCTCACTGGCGTCGAACGATGGAGCATAACCAAGAGGTTATGACTAAATGGGCGAATAATGTGGACAGCTTAACTGAACGAGTTAGTTATGAGATGCTAGATTACATTCGATCTCTCGGTCCAGAACATGCCCACCTTGTTCAGGATCTGGTGAGGATGTCAGATGATGAATTAGCTGAAATGGAAGCTGTTTTCAAAAATAATTGTCAAGTAGCAGCGAATGCTGCTTTAGCGGGAATTGATAATGCTCAAATACCTATGGAAGTAGCTAATTTGATTTTTGAAAGTGAACGTTCAATGACAGAAGCTATTCGAGATGCCGATTTCGCAAACCTTGGATTAAACTTGGCTGAAGGATTACGTGATGGCATTAAAGAGGGAGAGCACTTGGTTGGAACTGGAGCTGCCGCATTGGCAAGAGAGGCTGAGAAAGCAGCACGAGAGGAATCAGAAACAAACTCTCCATCAAAGGTATTCTACCGAATTGGTGAAGGATTGGTAACAGGTTTATGCCAGGGAATCGAGAGGCTTCAACCGCAAGCAGTCACTGTCATGCAGACATTAACTCGTAATATGAAACGTGTCTATAATGGAAAGGATCGTGAGTACAGTAACATCGGTCGTCAAATTATGAGTGGGCTTAATCAAGGCTTATTAAATGGTGAAGGACAAGTAATGGCAACTGCTAATCGAATTGCTCAAAATATCGCAAGAACCATGCAACAAGCTTTACAAATCAATTCACCATCACGCCTCATGCGAGAACAAATTGGGCGTCATATACCAACAGGAGTCGCAGCTGGTATTGAGAAATATGCTGATGTGGCAATTGATAGTGTCTACAAATTGGGACATGATCTTGTCAAATTAAATCTACCAAGCGTTGAATCAATGATTGGAATTGGTCCAAGTATGCGCCTTGCTGGTGCAAGCGGAAATACGACCCAAGTCGTTCATGATAATTACTCTGTTAGCAACAAAGGCTTATTTGATGGTGCAACCATCAATTGGCACGGTGAAGAAGATATCCGCCGAACGATGGAGAAAATCGCATGGGCTACAGAACGAGAGAAAGCTCGTATGTGGTAAATAGGAGGAGATTATCGTGATTAAATTGTGCGAAAAACTAGAGACGGAAGTTGAAATTTCTGGAGAACTATATGAGGTAAACATGTCTTACGATAATATTATCAAGCTTTTAGATTTACTTAAAAATCCACGACTGAGTGATGGCGAAAAAGTCTACCTAGGTATTTATTTGCTACTAGGGACAGAGCTTGAGCTGAAAGCTGAACAACAAGTCTTGGTTTTTGAAACACTTGTTGAAAAATTTGTTCATGGTGAAGACGCAATTGATATCCCAGTAGATTTAGAAGGAAATATCATGCCACTCGTCAAACGACAAGAATCCTATGATTTAACTTTTGATGCAGGTTATATTTATACCTCCTTTAGACAAGCTTATGGGATTAACTTATTCAAAGAACAAGGTAAGCTTGATTGGCGTGAATTTAAACAATTATTACAAGATTTACCTGATAAGACGAAGTTCAAGCAGGTGGTTGATATTAGAACACGCCCTTATCCAAAAGGCAAGGGGATGGGAGAGGAGCGAAAGAATCTTAAGGAACTCAAAAGAACATTCGCACTCCCTCATTCTCAACTTGAGGATTAATACTCTTATAATAGCATATTTAAAGCCAAAAGGGGAGCAAAAAATATGAAAATTTTAAAAATATCACATTTTATTTACTCTCGTTACCCAACATGGGGCGGGAGAAATCACATAAAAAAGAACGAAAGGAGAATTATATGTTCACTTATAAAGGAATAAAAAGCACAGATATGAATTTACGTGTGTTAAATGATGTCACATTTACTTC